GTTTGACGCTTTAAACATTACTAGCGGACTTACAAACTCAGTCGGGTTACAGTTTGGAATTGATTCAGCCAGTAACGTATTTTTTTGGCACACCGCAAACGGTGGAATTAAGTTTGCTACTAACAACGTTGAGCGGATGCGGGTCACAAATAATGGCATAACCTTTAACGGCGACACAGCCGCTGCAAACGCTCTCGACGATTATGAAGAGGGCACATTTACGCCAACAATTAACACGGGATTTACTGCTTCTTACAATAGCCAAACAGGTAGATACACAAAAATTGGTAACCAGGTTTACGTGTATATTAACATCGACCTTAGTGCTCTTTCTGGTAGTGACAGTTATGCTTACGCTACTGTAAATGGTCTCCCGTTTACTGCGTCTAATACTGGTAATATTGATACTGGATTGAGTGTTGCGTGGCAATATCAACTAGGAAACAGTGTTGACCACGCTTATGTTTCGCAAAACGAAACTAGAATTGTATTGCTTGGTCCAAACAACAACGGTGAACGTGTTCACTGGAGTCCCGCGCAAGTGTGGGATGACGCTGACGGCAGAATTGCACTTTCTGGCGCTTATACAACTACTGCTTAAACCTATTTCGTCTGGAGGACGTTCTTAATGGCTATTACAAAACGGCTTGAATATAAAGAAGAGATTTTGCCTAATCAAACCATTCAAATTCGCACCACCACTGTGGTCGAAGAGGATGGTGTTGAACTGGCACGTAACCACCATCGTCACGTTGTTCACCCTGGTGATGACGTAACTGGTGAAGTGCAAGAAGTGCAAGATATTGCTAAGGCACTGTGGACTGATAAAGTTATTGCTGCATATCAGGCTTCCATCACGGAGGCAGAATGAGCATTAAACTAAAAGGAAGTTCGGACGGGAGTGTATCGCTTGCGGCTCCCGCCGACACCAGCCCGTCTGGTTCGGATAAAACGCTAACCCTTCCTACTACCACAGGGTCGGCTAATCAATTTGTTAAAAACGGTAGTACGGCTGGCTCGCTGGAGTTTT